GATGAGTGGGAGATTATTAATTTACCGGCGATTGCGGAGGAGGAGGAGTTCGTCGACGGGATGAATGTCCGGCATGTGGGTGAGTCGCTGTGGCCTTCGAAGTTTCCGGTTGACGTGCTTAAAAATATTGCGGCAAAGGATATTTACAACTGGTCGGCGCAGTACATGCAGGACCCGATTCTTGCGGAAAATCAGGAATTCAAACAGGGGATGTTTAAATATTATGATGAGGAAGATCTTAAGGGAAAGTATCTTCGTTATTACACGTTTATCGATCCTGCGATTTCTCAGAAGAAAACAGCGGACAACACCGTTGTGCTTACTGTTGCGAAGGAAGTCAATGGACCGAATTTTTATAGGATTAGGGAGGATGCCGGTAAATTTACACCGAGTGAAACGATACAACTTATATTTTTGCATAATGAGGAATACAATTCCGATGTGTATTTAGAGACGGTGGCATACCAGATGGCGCTCAAGTATTCGATTATTGAGGAGCAGAAGCTTCGAAAGAAGTATTTCTTGGTGAGAGAAGTGAAAACATCAAGTAATAAGGAAATGAGGATCAGGGGACTATTGCCTCTGTATCAGGCGGGGGTTATTTATCATCGAAGGGCGGATTTTGAGTATGAGAGGGAGGCACTTGCATTTCCTCGGGGTAAACACGATGACAGAATCGACGCAATGTCGTTCGTTTTGCTCTCGGAAAATACGCGCGGGGGTGCTCAAGCGAGTCAGTTTAAGAAGAAGCTTAATGGTTATTTCCGTCCAAAATAATATTATTTCCGTCCAAAATAATATTATTTCCGTCCTAAGTAAAAATGTGGTATAATATAGATAATTATTTTAATATAAACACATGTACGCCCCACTAAAAAAGGAGAATGCGGGAACGCCGAGAGAAAAGATAACGAGCCCGGTGTCTACATACAAGCCGGACGAGAAAACTATTGAATTGACGAAGATGGTCCTTTCGGATTTTCAGGCAGGAACTATTACGCAGACGAAGAGTCGAAAAGAATTTAACGATCGCTCTATTCTTGAGGAAATAAATATCAATCAACAGGCATTCAACTCATACGTTCCTCCACGTTCTGATGATCCTGATGAAAGCTGGCGCGCACAGACAATTCGTCCAGTAACACGAAATAAACTTATTTCAATCGCGGCGCACGTGACGGCGGCAATTATTTATCCGAATGTATTTGCGCAGAATGATCGTGATGAGGAGGACCGAGAGGCGGCACAGGTGATGAAGGATCTCGTTGAGTGGGTAATCGACAATTCGAACTATAGTCGTGCTTTCATTCAAGCTATTATCTCGGCTCTCGTTGAACCAGCGGTGATCATGGAGGCATCATATGCTGAGGTCTTCAGGACAATTAAGGAAAAGTCAAAAGAAAAGGGAAAGGATGGAAAATATACGTACACCAGAAAGCAAATCATCGACGAAATTCTTTCTGGGTTCAAGGCTTATGTAATTCCTTGTCAGGAGCTTTTGATTGCAAATATTTACGAACCAGACATCCAGAAGCAGAGATTTTTGATAAAATCGAAGTGGATTGACTACAAGGAGTCAAAACAAAAGTACGGTACTCATGAAAATTTCGCGTCTGTGAAGGTTAACCAGATGTCAGTATTCGATGAGAGGACAAAAATGTTTTATGATGTGTCGATTGATGAGACTTCTCAGGGATATCTTGTTCATGAGGTCACTTACTATAATCGAACTGAGGATCTTGAGGTTGTATTTATCAATGGAATCTGTGTCACTGATCCTGAAAGCTGTCTACGACGAAAAGACAAGAAATATCCTTTTGCAAAGAGTGGATATGAACCGCTTAATAACGGGCAGTTCTTCTATTTCAAGAGTGCGGCGAATAAACTTGGAAGTGATCAGGAGCTTGTCGATACGCTGTACAATATGATTCTCGACGGGGCATTCTTAGCGCTCATGCCGCCTATGGCGCTCTATGGTTCAGAGGAGGTAAATTCTTCTGTCATGATTCCGGGAGTTATTACATCATTTAGAGATCCTAATACGAAACTCGAGTCTCTTTCTCCACGGTCAGATCTTCGTGCGGGACTTGAGACAATTAGCATGGTTGAAAGGAGTATGGCTGAGTCCTCACAGGATTCTTTACAGGCTGGAGTTGGCGGTGGTGGCTCACGTACAGCGCGCGAGGTAATGCTTCTTGAAAAGAATGCGCAGGTTGCGCTTGGGCTTTTTGGAAAAATGACGGCGTTCCTCGTTCAGGATTACGGCGGACTTATCACGGGAGATATTCTGCAACACATGACGGTTGTGCAGGTTGACGAACTTACGAATACGAATAAGTATCGAAGTTTCCTTTTGCATGATAAATCAGTTGATGGACAGAAGGTTACAAAAAAGATTGAGTTTACAGATAAGTATCTTGGTGAAGAGACAATGGATGAAGAAAAACTCGAACAGGCAGAATGGGATCTTCTTGAAAGAGAGGGTGGTTTGCAGAGCAAGCAAAGAATATCTCTTGTAAATCCTGACGTGTTCAGACAAATTAAGTACAGCATTAAGGTTTCTGCTGATGATCTTGTTCCTAAATCAGAGGCACTTAAGCGCGCGCTTGAACTCGAGGCATACGATAGACTTATCCAAAATCCTGTCGTTGACCAGGAAGCTGTTACACGAGACTTCCTTATCAATGCATTTAGACCAGGAGAATCTGATAAGTACATCAAGAAGCAAGATATGGCTCCAATGGGCCCAGAGCTTGAGGGAGATCCGGCGGCCCTTGAAGAAAAACCAAATCTTCTTAAGGGTGTGAATAGTAATCTTACGACACAGATTACAGGCTCAAATAGTCTTGGTGTTGCAATGAGTAATCCGCAATAATGATAAGAAATATAATAGCAAAATTCATCTTCAGGCACTATTTCAAGCTTGTGCTTGAGGAAGAAATACTACGGTTCGATCCAAAGACGAACTCTATGTATTTTAATGGTAATAAATTGTCTCAGGAAAAGGTTTCTTCTCTTGGAGAACAGGCCCGATTGATTCAGAGTACTGAACTTTGGGGTCTTATGATAAGAGAAATGCAATATCTCGCGAACGATAAGATATTTAATAAATCTTTGACCATGAATGATACTCTTGGTGGTAAGTTTATATTATACACACTTGATATAATGTCAAAAAAGGTGTATAATATAAGCAAGCAGAAGTAATTTGAAAATTCGGAAAAACACCGCAAAAACATAGGATGCCTTGTTGAGGACCTGTGGCTATTTGACAGTTTTTCTTTGCGGAGTTTCTGACAAAAAGCTACGGTTTCTCTATAAGGCCACTTATGAACTAAGTGGTTTTTTTAATATTTAATTGGGTAGCATTCACCCATCCCAAGAATGAGTTAAATTTATGGAGAATCAAGATAAGAAGGTGGACATAACCCCCGCTCCTGCAGCTCCTGCAGCAGAAAAAAAAGAAGTTGTAACTACACCTGAGAGTCCTATCGATTACAAAGCGCTCCTAGAAGTGGAGAAAGCTGAAAAAGAAAAGACAATCAAGCAACTTGGTCAGGCTGAGTTTACTATCGAGAAGCTTAAGAAGGAATCCAAGGAGGATCCTGATGTCCCAGATCTTGATGTGGAGACAATCGACGAAAGTGCGAGAAAAGCAGCTCGAGAGGAAGCACAGAAGTATTTTGCAGAGCAGTCCAAGGATGTTTTAGATGAGGCCCTTGAAGGAATCACAGATCCCGACAAGCGAGAACTCGTAAAATTCCATCTTGAGAACAGCATCGTAAGAAGCGGTTTCTCAAAGAGTGCTATTGTAAAAGATATTTCAAAGGCCGTCGCAATTGTTGATGCCCCGCGCGTGAAGGCAGAGAAGAAGGAGCTGGAACATGCTATTGCTTCAAAGGATTCACGCGGACCGGTAAATAGTGCCGGGCAGGATATCAGCAAGGACACAGTTAAACTGTCAGAAGCGGAAGAGAAGCAGGTTGTTATAATCGCCTCTCGAACCGGCAAGTCAGTTGAGGTCGTCCGAGCAAAAATGATTGCGAATAAGAGTAATTAATCATTAATTTTTTAAAAAAATGGCAAGAAATGATATAAAAATCAAGGATGTCGCTGGTCTAAGCAATGTTCCGGTCATTCGTGCTTTGACCGAAGCAAATGCTACAGCAATCCTAGCGGGTGAGCCTGTAAAGTTTAAGGCTCTTGGTGCTCGATATGTAATTCCTCTAGCAGATGCTGATGGAGTTATTGGAACAATGACACCTATCGTTGGTATCGCTGCTTCTGATTCTACTCAGACAGCTTCAGCTGACGGATATGTTGATGTTTACCTTCCTCTTCCTGGAACAGTCTGGGAAATCAAGGCTAAGTCAGCAGCTGCTGCAGACACACAGGCAGAAATTAACGCCCTCGTTCTTGATCGAGCAATTATCGATCTTACATCAAGCACATATACACTTGATGCAACAGGAACAGACGTTGTAACAGCTCCCTTTGTAATTGTTGGAGGTAATCCAGATACAAGTACTTTGTACTTTATGGTTCGATCTGGTGCAACTATCTTCGGCGATCAGGATGTAGCTTAATACATTATTAATCTAACTATAAACTAATACTATGTTTAATAGCTCACTAGCCCCTTCAGTAGTCAAGACAGCCATCGATATGGTTTTTGACGCTGAATACGGATATACAAATTTACCAGGTCTTGCAACAGCTGAAACACCGGGTGTGTTTATGCAAGATACGACAGATCGTGCGGCGGTCATCGTTGAACAGTTCATGGGTCCTGGATACTTTGAAGCTCGCGCTGAAACAGCGGACCTAGCTTCAGGTACAGCTCGAGTAGGAAATCAGAAGACATTCAGCGTTTTGAATTATGCAAAGCAAATTGATATTTCAAAGAACTTGATGGATGATGATCAGCACTCAGTTATCGAGACTTTGATCAAGAAGTTTGCTCGAAATGCACGTCTCACACGAGATAAGAATGCATTCCAGCAATTCAATCTTGGTTTCACAACTGTTCTCACAAACGATGGAGTGGCTCTTTTCTCAAACTCTCATGTAACACTTAACGGTGATACAGTAGACAATCTTGAGGGAGGTGCTCTTGCAGATGGAACGTTGAATACTTCATTCAACAGCCTTATTAACCAGAAGACACAGGACGGTACACTTGGTGGACATGTTCCAGCGATTCTTCTTGTTCCTACGGCCCTCTTCAAGACAGCTCAGGAAGTCACAAAGTCTGTTCTTAAGGCGGGTTCTGCAAACAACGATTTGAACTACTACTCAGAGATCTATCCAGGTCTTCAGGTATTCCATTCACCGTTCTTGGGCGCAGGATTCGGAGGTTCAGATACTGCTTACTTCCTCCTTTCACGAGATCATTCAATGTTCCGATGGGTACGACAGGCTATTTCAACTGACCTTGTTGATTACAAGACACAGCGAAATAACAACTACATCTACAAGGCTGAATACCGAGAAGTTGTAGGTCCTATCTCATTCGAAGGTTTGATTGGTTCAACTGGGGCGTAATTTTTACAGCGTTTTTAACGCTTCTTCCATCCCTTTATGGGGGTGGGGATAAGCGTTAAAATTAATAATTAAATCAAAAAAACAATGGCAACAAGAGTAACACTCGCTAATCAGTATGCATATATAGCAACGGCTACAACGACTCAGGTCAAAACGGGTGCTGGAATTTTGCATGCAATCATAGTGAATACAACCTCAGCTGGCGCAATCAGTATCATTGATGGAACATCAGGATCTACGGTTAACATTGGTTCTCTCAAGGCATCTATTGTTGAAGGAACTTATACATACGACCTTGTTTTCAAGGCTGGACTACGAATCATAACTGCTGGCGCATCTGACATCACGGTAATATACGAATAAATAACAAGACTGTATGGACACGAAGAAGATTAAACAAGTCCAACAGATGTTGCAATATAAAAAAGATCCAAATCTTGCTATCTTTACCAAGATGGATGAAATTTCTCGTAATATAAGGGCAAGGTCAAATCTAAAAGAAGAAAAGGTTGATGTGATCAGACAAGTCCAACAGATGTTGCAATATAGGAAAGACCCAACCCTCGCCATCTTTACGAAGATGGATGAAATTTCTCGCAATATAAAAATTGAATCAATTGAGGGACCACAAGGGATCCCTGGTAAAGATGCTGATGAAGAAATAATCGTTGCTGAAATAATGAAGAGTGTGCCGGATATCATTGCATCAATGATGTCTGAACCTGTTCCTGGTCCACAGGGGGTGCCTGGTCCACAAGGTGAACCTGGTAAGAGTGTTGATGAAAGAGAGGTGATTGCAAAGATTTTAAAGAAGATCAAATTACTGAAAAAGATTGATGTTGAGGCTATTACTACAAAAATTCTCGCGAAGATTCCAACAAGAAAACAAGTAGTAAGTGAGGTGCTTTCAAAGATGCCTGATGTCGAAGAAAAGATAAAAAATATATTTGATTCTGAGATCGATAATATTGTCGAGCGCGTTAAAAATAAAATTGGTACAAGGACGTACACTGAAGGTGGGAAATGGAAGATGCGCGGGGGCGGTGATGTTGTTGCTGCTGGTGAAAATGTGACAATCACGAATAATGCCGATGGAACAAAAACGATCTCTGCCACTGGCGGCTCCTCTGGTGGCATACTTCCCGTAACCATCACTGGTACTATAGATGATTCTAACACTACCTTTACAGCACCCAATGACTTCACCTTCCTTGTAATGAACGGAGGTGTCTATAAGAAAACAGGTGGAGCTATTACATGGACTTACACCGCTGGAACTGTAGAAGTATCTTCACCTGTAGGAACGGGTGGAAGTATTTATGGTTTACAATCAAGTGAGGTAGAAACAAAATGCGTCAGTGTTGGTTATGAAAATCCAACAGCTACAGACGTAGTGTCATGGCAACTTATACCAGCCAACATAACAGTTACAGAAATATCTGGTTCGATTGGTCCATCGGGTTCAGGAACTCTGACTGTTCAAATTCAGTATAGACCGAGAAATGCAAAGAATTCGTCTGGAACAGACATTATGACATCAACTTTAGTGCTTGATAGTGATGGTGCGGTAAGCACAACTTTCTCAAATGCTTCTGTTCCAGCGGATTATTATCTAACACTTGTTGTATCTGCGAAGACTGGTACGGTTGATGACTTTATTCTCGATGTTAAATACACCATAGACTAATATGCCTTTCATAGAATCAAACACATTTCCACAGAGCGTAGAGCCAGTCGTAGCGACCAAGCTTATAGATATTGTAAGAGTACTCCCATGGAAACTGCCGTGGGATATTAACGTCGTTATCATAGGCAAATATGCTTCATTTGGAATCGGTATTGGTAACTTACAGTTTGCAAAAGATGGATGGGATGAACCTACCGTAGAAATGCGAGAGTATTTCAATGATATTGCTAAAAAGGTTGGACTTGAGGGAACTCTCCTTCGTAATTTTAAGTCAAATGCCTACAAGAAACTACGACTCTATAACGAAGGACGGCGTATTTTGGATGACAATTTACACTACATAGAAGCCCCTACGGCAAGTCTTGAAGCTCCAATTTTAACAGCAGAGGAGGTTAGAGCTTTGTTACCACAAGAAGTACCTTTCGACTTTGATATTTACATCACGGGTGGAGTTCAGAAGAATGGCTGGTCAGCAAATGACCTCGACCTTATTGTAGACAATGTAGAGAACTGCAAAGAGGTAAAGAAATTCTTTGAGAAAATAATCGGTTGGAAAGTAGACGTAGGAACAAAAGTCATGGAAGAAAGAGGGAAAGTCTATCGTTGCTTAATTTATAGAAATAAAAAGCTATGTCTACAATAAACGCCCCACTTCTTTTTGATACTTATGTAGACCCTGCTTCTCCTGATACTGTTTTTTATGATAGGCGTAGGCTTGTTGTTGGTATTGACCAAGCAGCTCTTGGCTCAACCCCGTGGGGTGATGGACAAGGTACTGGAGGATTGTGTCGTTCTTGGCTTATGTACGACCTCTCCACCATTCCTTCTGGTTCTACAATCAATAGTGCATCACTCTCCATTCCTGTGTTTTGGAACTTAACACAATACGTTGACCAATATGTGTACACAACACGGGCAACAGACATATCGTGGGATGGGACTACTATGACGTACAACAATGCCCCAAATGGGACACTTGATACTGGTAATGCAGTTTCAACAGTTTTCACGACTGGTCTTGGTGCAATAGATGTCGCGAGTCTTGTAAGCGACGCTCTTTCAAGTGGCAAGATTTCACTTTGTCTCCAAACACAAGGAGATGTTGATTTGTTTGATTCAGATTTCTATTTTGATATAACATCTCAATACTATGTCGACACTTATGATGGGTCAAAGAATCCATGTACCCTTACGGTTGATTACACAGAACCTGCGGGACCACGACGATTCATAGTGTCAAGTTTTACTTAAAATGTTATAATATAATCATATGAAAAAACTACTTATCATCGCATTACTATTACTACCAACCATCGTTTCAGCTCAGTTTAATGTACCTCAGGGAGGAACTGGAAAAACATCTTTTCCTTTGGGTGGATGGATATTCTCTCAAAGCAATCAACGTCTTGGTGCTTCTTCTTCTCCTACAGTAGGATGGTTGACAGCAACTAGTACAGCCACCTCAACCTTCGCTGGTGGCATCCAAGCCTCTGACTTCTGTACAGCACTACGATGTTTGAGTTCAGTATCAACTGGGGCGGGACTGAACTATTGGACAAACTCTGGGGCGACAACAACTCTTAACACTGGCTCTGTTGTAGAGGCAGGTTCATTTAATGCCACATCTACTACTGCCACTAGTGCTTTTTACGGGAATATCCTTATACAACCACAGAAAGATATATTTAATAATTTTACACTTTTAAGTTGGGGTAATGATGATGCCTTTGATGTTAATGGTGTTCCATATACACTGAACTCTGATAGCGGCACAATTAGTTTTAGAGATGGAGTTGATACACTTCCCATTGAATCTTATTGTTTCTACAATGGTTCTCTATGTCTTACTGATTCGCAATGGGAAGATATTACAGGAGGTATAAGTTATAACGCTGGAAATGTTTTTGTCACAGTTCCTCAAGTTACTATTGGACAATCAACAAGAACATTTGGTGCATTGACGAATAATCCCAGCAGTAACACTCCAGGAATGAATCTTGTCGTGAAGGCAGGTGATGGTGTTGGATTTTTTGGTGGCTCTGTAGCAGGAGGTTCTCTAACTCTTATGTCAGGAAAAGCAAATGTAGCAGTTACTTCTCCTTCAAGCGGTGCTTCTGGTGGAGATATAAATTTATATGCCTCGTCTTCGGTAAGTTCATCTGGTTCAGCATTTAATGGAGGAAACATAAATATAACTGCTGGGCAGGGTGCAGGAACAAACAATCTTGGAGGTAATGTAGTAATTAACGGAGGAACGGGTACTACAACTGGAAATGTAAACCTTGCTACAGCTGGAGGTAATGTCGGAATTGGAACCACGTCTCCTTATGCGAAGCTTTCAGTGGTTGGGCAGGTTGTAGGTCAGTACTTTACAGCGACATCTTCTACAGCATCTCAATTCTCCTACGCTTCTACCACCGCTATAAGTATTTCAAGTCTAACTTCAGACAGGATTCCTTTTGTTGGGACAGGTGGTCTACTTAAGGATGAGGCCAGTTTTAATTACACGGGTTCAACATTGTATTCACCATCTATAATTACATCTGGTAGTTTAACGGCAGGGAACATTTCATCTGCTCATATACGAGATATATCAAACCTTGAACTTGGAGATTACAATGATGAGGGGGTCGGAACTTATGCTTATATCAATGTACAGGTAGCAAGTAATCGTGTGGACAATTATGTCGGTACTACTCATTTTAGCGGTGATGTAGGTCTTGGAACAACCACACCAGGTACAAAGCTTTCTATCGGCAACACTGGCAATGATACGATTAGCATTTCTCCAACAGCTACCTCTACTTTTGGAACAGGAATAAACCTAAGGTCTGGCTGTTTCGCAATCTCTGGTACATGTATTGGTGGTGGTTCATCAACGGGAGCCTCTACAACCCTCCTCGTAGATTCAAATACCTTCTCAGGAACAAATAATAATTTCACAAACAATCTTGGAGTAGGTACTTCATCACCCTATGCCAAGTTATCAGTGGCAGGACAGGTTGTTGCGGGTTATTATGTCGCCACATCTTCAACAGCAAGTGCATTTACAAAACTAACCCTAACTCCACTTTCAGTTGGAACATCCCTTGATATATTTGATGGTTCTGCTTCTGGTTCTATAAGACTCGGTGCAGATGTAAATAACAGCACTAGAAGTTCAAACGTCAGGAAGCTTGCGTCAATCACCGCACCTGATTATGGCAATACTAGAAACATTGAGTTTATCTCTTCTGATTCTGACGGTTCAGGTACAAACAAAGTATATCTTGGAGGTAGAAGTGGTGCATCAACCTACGCAGCAACAGACCTATATCTCAACACGGCCACAAACCCATCTACAACAGGAGGTACAACAGCAGCATACATAAACTCTTCAGGTAACATGGGTATTGGAACCACAACCCTACTCTCAAACACAAAACTTACTCTAGGTACGACTGCAAGCAATATGACAGGGCTTACTATAAAGGGAGTTACGTCTCAGGCAGCAGACTATTTAAACGTTAAAGACTCTGCTGGTACTTCACTTACAAGAATCACACCTGGTGGTGGAATACTCATCGGTTCTGGTGCGGGTACTGGGTATACATACGCAAGCGTTAACGGCCCACAGCTAGATATATCATATGGAGGTGTACCGAACGCGCTTGTGATTGGTGCTGAAAGCAACCTAAGTACACGAACAAATAATACATCAAAAGTTGGTCGTATGGCTTTAGCACCATATAGCACTAATAGTAAGGCTGTGTTTGTTTTCGGTGGTGCATCAAACTCAACAAATAACTTACTAACATTCGGAGGAGGTACGTCAGTACTACAGGCCGCAACACAGGTTGATTTCTACACTGCAGTGGCCACAAATACTGATACAGGAACTTCTCGTTTGACTATTACAAATACAGGAAAGATAGGGATACATCTTACAACACCAGACACAGAACTCCATGTTTCTACATCAACACTTGCTCGTGCAACTGCGGGAACAGTTGAATTATTGAAATTATCACTTCCTTTAAATGGGGGTGTCGCATATCCTCAAGCTGCTTCGTTCGCACTTGGTACATATTCAAATAATGGTGCAGGTAATGGATACGGCCCTGATACACGTCTTGATATTAAATTGAAGACAACATCAGCAACTGATTCTCTAACGGATTTAACAGTAATGACTATGTTGGATAATGGAAACGTGGGTGTTGGAACGACAACTCCAATGAGCATGCTTTCAGTTGCTGGAACCATTACTTCAAACAACATCAACGCTACAAGTACCACAGCAACAAGCACATTCTCTGGTCATCTTATACAAGGTTCAAACATCGTGTCTTCATACCTTTACCCATCATTCACTTACGCAACTTCAACGGCATGGACTGGAACCACGACAATCCCACTTGGCGTTGCATTCAACGGAGAGACATGGAGAGCTGTAAAATGCTTCACAGATGTTGGAACTGTTAATGTCTCAATCAATGACGGAACGAATAGAATGAATATGTTCAATGCCTCTACGACTGTCGGAAATGTTACTCTATCCACGAATAATCAATTCACTGCCTCCGAGAAAAGATATGTTGATATTGGAACTCCCGCAACCGCCCCAACAAAGCTATCATGTACAGTTCAGAAGACACTAGACCTTGAATAATATGAAGAAATTACTACTTACAATACTCATTCTCGGAGCGATAGGAGGTTATTGGTATTACGCTCAAGCAGCGATTGTGGTTGTTGATAGATATACTCCGACACCAACTTTTGATAGTCAGTTCTGGGGAATTACAGGAAAAGGACAAGCATTTAACGCATCACAAAATGCCACGATCACGGGTGTTTCATTTAGACTAAAGAAGATTGGTACACCAGCGGCCACAACCATGACTGCGAAATTATATTCCACTACAGGGACATATGGTTCCTCTGCAAGACCTAACACGCTACTTGCGACATCAGATACCATTAACGTTTCTACACTAACAACATCATACGCGACATCAACCCTCACTTTTTCGGGTGCAAACCAATATGCAATGACATCAGGTACTAAATATGCGATTCAGCTTGATGTAGACATTACAGGAACTGCCACAAATGCTGTTGTTGCTGGATTAATCGCTCCAACAGGAGGTCTTCATTCTGGAAACTGGTTTACTTATGATGGGCTCTATACTACTTATTCAGATATAGATATGATTTTTGAGGTTATTGGAAACGAATCATCTGGAACAGTATCCACAGTTTCAGATTTAGTATTATTCGAGTAGTGATATAATTATAGTCGTATGAGCCATCAAGAAGAAAAAACACCATTACAATTACTTAAAGCCAACTGGGTTATTATAGTCTTTGTCTTCGGTTCTTTCGCGGCTTGGGTAACACTAACAAATAAGGTTGAAAGTCATGCACAAGAGATTAAGGCACTCCAATTGGTTGATAACGCAACAATGTCATCTAATAATCAAATCCTTGTAGAATTGTCAGGTATTCGAGCAGACTTAATTTGGCTCAAAAATAATCTAAACAAATAATATGATTGAATTTATAAAAAGACTCTTTACAAAGAAGCCACCGATCAGATTCATGGGTGTTCTCGGCGAGCAGAATGATGAGAATGTTTATGACTTTGAAGAGGTTGTAGCACGAGCATCGAATCCTATATGGATTGAAAAGAAGCCTACCGAATGGCGTACATTCCTATCCCAGTGGCAGTATTCATCTTCATCTTGTGTCGCTTTTACTATCGCCAAAATAGCCCAGATACTTTACTACCTTAAGACTGGTCGAAAGATAAAATTCTCTCCTGGCTGGATTTACAGAAAGAGGAATCCAAAGGTTGAGGGTATGTGGATTGATAATGCGGTCTCAATAGCAGGCGGTGGACTACCAACAGAAGAACTCTACCCATCTGAGAACCTTACAGAGATTCAAATAAATAGTCTCCCAGATTTAGCCTATGCAGACGGAGTTGCTAAAGAATTTGCACTCTCAGTTAATTGGGTTAAAGTGCCTCTTGATTTTGACACCGTAGCCTCAACCATTCAAGCAACACAGAAGGGAATCATGCTTTGGTTTGATTTCGGTAATCAAGAGTGGTTTGGTAAGGGAATTCCAGTTATTCGAGGCTCAAAATTGATTTATAGGCATTCTGTTTGTGCAGTTGATGCAGTTGTCTACAAAGGACAGAGGTACATCGTAATAGAAGATTCAGCAGAGACAGACACAGAATTCGGACATAGAAAGCTCATAAGCGAGGATTTCTTCTCACGATGTATGCTTGCCCGCTATCCCCTTAACTTCAAGTTCGATGCAAAGGTCGACAAGCCTCGATATGACGGTTCAGTAACGTCATTACAGGATTGCTTGAAATTTGAAGGAGTGTTTCCGACAAACACCGATAGCACGGGTCGTATTGGAAACATTACAATACAGGCTATCAAGGACTTTCAGAAAAAGTATAATATTCAGCAGACAGGGACAGTCGGCCCTATCACAAAAGAAAAATTATTAGAATTATATAAATAAAATGATTGAATCAATATTGTTAGTCGTTTCACCACTCGTCGTTACAGGTCTTACAGCATTATCAAAGGCAGTAGTGCCAGTTGTAGCAAAGCTCAAGAGTCCATATCTTATAGCTTTCGTTGCAGTTCTATCCTATGTAATTGCATTGTTTAATGCCGCACTTACAGGAACAGATGTAGATTTCAATTCAATTCAGACCCTCTCAGATACGATCGTAAATCTTCTCGGTGCAAGCGGTGCATACTTCTTGGCTGGAAAGTTGCAGAAATAGTATAATAAAGTCGTCCCAATTCGATGGGATACTGATATACGTACTAAACCAGAGCCGCTTTCGGGCGGTTTTTGGTTTTATTTAAGCTAAATTTGTGGTATAATATATGCATCATGTCAACAACAATATCTGATTTTAAGACACGTTTGCAGTCAAAAATACACGGATCAAGCCTTAATAAGGTGCAGGATATTAATAATCTTATAGCAGAGGGTGCCGGTAACTTTTTACTTAGAGTTGATCCACAAGAATCAATACGCTCATCACTTCTTTCAAATGCACTCTATGATTCAGTTTATAATTATACAGCCCCGACTGATCTCAAGGGTGATAAAATAATCGACTTTAGGCCACAAGCAAATAGAACAACCTCAGACAATTTTAATCTCACATATTCAGAAGAATTTGATAGGAATAAATTCAATAATGATTTTACTGTTGAACACAAGAATGGATTAAAGACACTTCGAATTTCAAAAAGTCTCTATGCTGGTATCACACTCAATGATTCAAATACTTTAACTGAGAATGGAACTTGGGCAGCAACGGCGAGTGCTTCAAATCTTTCAGCTGATACTTTTTATAAAGTTAGTGGTTCTGCATCACTCAAGTTTGATCTTGCTGCCGCTGGTTCTTCTGGTTATATAGAAAATTCAACAATGACGGCTGTTGATGCATCTTCAGTAAAAAACAATGGAGCACTTTTCGTACCTGTATATCTTCCAACTGCATCAAATATTACTTCAGTGAATTTGAGATGGGGATCAAGTTCTGCAAATTATTATTCTGTGACTGTTACCACGACTCAGGATGCGACTGCGTTTGTAAATGGCTGGAATGTACTCCGATTTGATTGGTATGGATTAACACCAACAGGTACTCCAGTAGACACACTTATAAATTATGTGCGTGTCACTATCGCGTATAATGGCACAGCAGTGCCTTCATGTAGAGTTGATAACATCGTTGCACGAAGAGGTGAACTTTATGAAACAATCTACTATTCGAAATACCTCTTTACAACGTCTGCAGGAGTTTGGATTGAGAAGCCAACGTCAGATAATGATCTTATTATTCTTGATACAGATGCTATAAATTGTCTTTTGTATGAGGTCGGATCTTTGATTGCGCAAGAGCTTCAGGGTGAGGATGGGGGTTTTGATGTCGAGAACATGAATAAAAGAAAGGCTGACGCGTGGGGTACGTATCTTAATACTTATAAGAGTCAGACAATGAAAGCAGCAACTCCTTATAGAAGGAATCGAATCATGCGTCGAAGATAACCAATTTATGAAGAATTTTAAGTTAATTCAGAACGTTAAAGGATATGTGAATAAGAAAGATGTGACAAACATTGATCCTGAATATCTCGTGCCTGGTTCTCAGAATGTCATCATTAACGATTCTGAAAAAATTTCAGTCAGACCTGGCTTCGAGCTTTATGGTGCCGCCTCGACAACAGCGACACCAATTATTTCTTCGTTTGAATGGAATACAAATACCGGTACCGAGGTTCCACTCAGAAAGGATTCTTTAACAACACTCGAATTTAATTATCTCGGAACGTGGTACACGCTTAAAGCAGACCATCCAACTGGTTCTAATTTAAATTTTGCAACCTGGTGGGATACATCAGAGAAGAAGGACCTATTACTCTTCGTTGATGGCACATCCAATATGCATATGTGGTCTGGGGGAATCACAACCTACGCTTCATCAACAGCAAATACCATCACGAAAGAGGGAACAAACACGTGGGCTCAGGACAGATTTCTCCTTGCTGGTACTAGAATTGTTACTATTGCCGGTGTCGATTATACTTATACTGGGGGTGAGGGTACTACGACACTTACTGGAGTTACTCCAGACCCAACTGGTGCTGGTATTGCGGTCGGTGCAGTTGCTTATCAGAAAGTTCGAACCACAGCCACAACTCCAGGATCGGCGGTTCTAAATAGTCTTATTTCAGTTCTTAAGAATCAGGTGTATGTCGGAGATCTCACACGACGGGACGTATACATCTCTAAGAACACTTCATATATTGACTACACCTATACTTCCCCAGTGAGACTTCCAGGTGAGGGCGCGCTCATCACGCTCGACTCAACCCCAATTGCGTTTGAGGTTCAGGAAGAAGAGATGTACATCTCGGGAAGTAAAGATGATTGGTATCTTACACAATTTACACTATCAGCTGATCTCACAAAAGAAGATCTCAAAATTCAAAGACTTAAGTCTGGACCTGGACGTGGTGCGATGTCACAAGCATCGGTAGGAAAGGCGATTAATTCCATTCTCTATTTCTCAAACGATAAAAGCATCGATGATCTCGGTCGTGTTGAAAATATCAACACTCCCGAATCAAAACCAATTTCAGACATCATTAAGCTTGAACTCGACGGCTACGATATTACAATAAAGCCGCATATAAAGTTTCATAAGAATAAGACATACGTAACTTTCCCATCTGAGAGTAAGGTTCTCATTTTTGATCACGAGAAACAACTTTGGAATCCACCACAGATTCTCGCTATCAGACGGTTTGCTGTTATTGGGGGAAATCTTTATGGTCACTCATCACTTGTAAAGGAAACATACAGAATATTTGTTCCAGGATTGTATAACGATAATGGAAATGCAATTAATGCCATAGCAGCCTTTGCATATACTAATTACGGTAGGCCTGACTGGAAGAAGAATTTTGACGAATATTATGTTGAGGGATACATATCATCAAACACAAGTCTAACCGCAGCAATTAAATATGATTTTGGTGGTTACGGTGGAATCATTGAAAAGACAATTAACGGTGCGGATGATGATTTTATCGTACAGACAGTTACAGATGGATCTCTCGGAAAGAACCCTCTTGGATCAAACCCACTCGGATCAATCACAGATTCTCCATCAAATTTACCAAAGTTTAGAACTATATTTGAGATCGCAAAGCAAGATGATTGGTATGAAGTGCAATTTCTCTTTAGCACAAATGATGTAGACCGCCAGTGGGAATTGCTGAGATTCGGACCAAATGCAACATTATCAACCGAGGACAATATAGATATAAAACAATAATATGGCACGCCCTAAATATATACAAGCAGCTAAATTTAAACTAAGTGGAAGTGGAGTAACTTCTTCTGATACTACTATTATCCTCACTTCATTTAAATTGCCCGATGGAGTTACAAATATTGTGACTGCGGATCTTGGCGACACTGCAACATACCCCGTCTATATGACAATTGAGCCGGGTACGTCTAAAGAGGAATTGATTTCATTTACAACAGTCACACAGAATGTCGGCGGTACAGCTACTCTTACTGGTGTTGTGCGAGGACTTCGATTTGTGAACCCTCACGACGAAGTATCTGCGAATAAGCAATCACATGCTGGTGGTGCAATTATCATCTTGACGAACGCCTCTGCTCTTTATCAAAGAATCATTGACTATATTGACGGCATTGCTATTGCTGGTTCAACAGATGCTTCGACCACAATCAAGGGTGTTGTCGAAGAAGCTACCGACGCTGAAGTTACAGCAGGTACTGGAGCGGGGGCTACTGGAGCACCACTTTTTATAACGCCCACAAAACTCGCAACACGCCTAGATGCAGTACTTGCTCCTGGTATACCAATGAAGGCGGTTTCTCATAATACAATCTTTGAAACATCATCTCGATTTACAGCAATTTTAAATTCTGGAACGAATACTTACTCGACATCTGGCCTTCAGATGGAAACAAGTGCGTCAGCAACACGCGCGGCGGGAGCCACATGGGATATATGTGACGATACTGCTGGAAATGTATTCTTGGGTAGTCCAGTATTTACAGCGAGCTTAAGTATACGAAATGTATCAACCGCTGGGAGTTCTTTTTTTGGAATCGGACTTGTATCTAAGGATGGTGCTGGACATAACTACACCTCAGACCATTGTGGATTTAAAATAACTGTAAGTGGCGGAGTTGCTTCACTATATGGAACGCAGGGTGATGGTTCAACAGAAACTGCTACAACAGCACTCACCACCGTGGTAAGTACTAATCAAATTGATATAATGGTTAAGATGAATGGGTCTGCAAGTGCTGACTACTATTGGCAGAAGAATGGTGGTGGTTGGTCTGCTGCTACAAATATAACAACAAATATGCCAAATACAGCAGCTAAGAGTCTACAGTTCTCAGTTTCAAACAACTCAACGGCAGTTCAGTTTGCGGTTTACGCAACCTCGGCTTCATATTCAAGATAATAAAAATTATAATGAAATACGTACAAGCACAAAAATTCAAACTATCAGGATCTGGAGTAACATCTACGGCCACAACAATCGTACTTACAAGCATGAAGCTTCCAGACAATGCAACAAATATTTCAATGACTGACTTTGGGACAACTGGTTTTGCAACGATTGAACCAGGCACATCAAAAGAAGAGCAGGTATCTTTTACTGGAATTTCAATTGATCCTGATACAGATGTTGCAACACTTACTGGTGTCACACGAGGACTTAGGTTTGTGTCACCATATGATTCAGTAACCGCAAATAAATTCTCACATGCCGGTGGATCAATGTTTGTATTATCTAATACAGCTGGATTTTATGGTGGTTTAAGTGCTGAAAAACCAACAATTAGTAGCGGCATCGTGGCTCCATCGTCTACACCATCTAAAGTCGGAGATGTCTATGTCGATACTGTGGCAAAGAAAATATATTTTGCTACTGGCACGGCAAGTTCGGCAGATTGGACGATTACTAATTAAATTTATAAATTATTATGGCAACACAGCAAGAAAAAAATATAAAAGCATTCAATGATGTTCAGAAGAGTCAGAATACTGGCAAAGAATACGTGACTGGTAAGGGCGTTGTATCAAAGCCGTCTGTTATTACATCTTCAAATGCACGCGACACAACAAACAAAAACCTGAAGGATCTAGGTACTATGTCTAAAACCAAAATCATAAGTAATGATCCTAATAGTGCTGATGCCTATGCCACAAAGCTCCTTGATGATGCTGCCAATGCGCCAAAAACTGCCTATCAGCTTGCTTATGAACGACAGTCAAAAGGACTCATTAAGCAGATTGATTCTCTTTCATCGAACCTAGACTCAAACTCAAGATCTCTCATGGACAGTATTAAGGGTGAGTATGCCGATCTTGTTTCTCAACAGGAAAATACCAACAAGGCCTATGAAGGTGGAATTAACGTAGAGGGAATGGTGTCTGGACGTGAGCGATATGCTTCAAACATCCAAGGCGGTATTGTTGCAAATGCTATTAATTATGGAATCAAGCAGGTTGCGAACATTCAGAATCAAAAGAACAAGGCCCTCGCCGAAGCAGAGAATGCACGTATTCAGGGGCAGTTCCAGCTTATGAGTAAGAAGATGGAGGTTGCGCGGCAACTTGCGGTTGATGAAAGAGATGCAATTAATACGACCCTTGAGAGAACACGTGTCGCAAAAGAAGAATTTAATAAGAATCAAGAGGATTATGCATCAACCCTTGCGCCGGCAGTCGTAGGACAACTTACAGGAAATGCAGAGCAGGACTATCAGTTTATCTCTGAGACAGCACTTGGAACAGGGGGAAGAGTTTCTCCTGAGAGACTTTATAAAGCGGTTACTGACTACCAGAACAAACTAAGACAGGCAGAGGCTGATGCGATGAGCCCACTCATTAAAGAATATAACAACGCAGTATCTGGAGGATATAAGGGAACAATCATGCAGTATGTAAGCGATAAATCTTACGCTGAATATTCTGGACAGCGCTCTGTTGCTGCAACGAATGCGGCTAACGCAAACAAGGGAGATGCAATTTATCAGGTACTTAGAACTGCTGGTATTCCTGCAGGAAGCGATGTGATGCGCGCACTTGCTGAACTTCCTCTTAATGTACGCCAAGGACTTGCATCTGAGGTTGCTGATTTACAGGCCGCCGGCGATACTGTCGGTGTCAATCGTTTGATTGCCGCTACTGTCTTCCAGAATTCAAGTCAGACAAACAAGGATGAGTTTACTGTGGCAGCTTCTGGTGTGCCAAACATCGACCGTATTCTTGGTAAACTACAGGCATTCAAAGACAAGAATCCAGATGCTCTTGGTGGTGTGAAGAACGCAAAGGAATACTTGAAGCGTGCCGCGCAAATGACGAACGACCAAGATTTTATCGATCTCGCTTCAGATATCGGTCTTACTCAAGTTCAGATCCGAAACAAGTTCTTCGGTTCAGCTCTTACTGGTACCGAACAGGGTGTGGCGGAAGGATTCTTGGTCCAGTTTAATATAAAGGATGGAGACTCAGTTGATAACATGATTACTAAGATGACGAATCTAAAGGGCGACCTTATCAGCCGTAGACAAGCGGTCATCAGTTCATATGTTGGTGCTGATCCAACTAGTTCTTCTACAGGAAGCGGTGGTATGAAACTCAAGGACCCAAAGACAGGTGAGGTTCGAGTCTTTGATAGTCTCTCACCAGAAGATTTGAAAGACGCATTATCACAGGGTTATATTAAACTATAAACTATAAAATATATGGCATTTGATTTTAATTCAGGAAAAAAGTTTGACTTCAATTCTGGAACTCTTGAGAAAGAGGAGCCAGTTGTTCCACAAAAAACACAGGAGCAGGGTGGGCTCTTTAATGCTATAAAGAATACTGCGAGTGAATACCAGGCAATTAATCGAGATGTAGCAGATAAAAAAATTGGTATAGGTGAGGCGATGTTACAAACAACTGGAACGACAATAGCGGGTGGATTTAACACGATTGCAAATCTTCCTGTTATAAAGCAAGGCTTCGACCTCTTCGGCAAAGGTATCCAAAAACTCTCAGAGACATCATATATAAAGGAAGCTGGCGATGCCGCAGCTCCCGTTACTGGAAAGATTCTCGAATGGTGGGATGGTCTAAGTGAAGAAGATCAGCGAAGTGTACGGGCTGCAGGAAATATTCTTTCAGTAATCCCTGTTGGCGGAGTTACAAATGCTGCACTTAAGCCAGTTGCTAGGGTTGCTGCCCCATTGGTGAAAGCTACCGGTGAAGTTGTTGCCGGCACTGGTCGTGTTTTTGAAGGAGCTGGAAGTAAACTTATGCAATCAGCCATCACGCCAACGGTTAAAGAGGCAGAACGACTTCTTACATATAACGCAAATAATCCATTTCTTAAGAAAGTTAAGAACACATTGACTGGAGCTGAAACCAATAAGCCGATTACTCGAGCACAGTCTGCACTCGAGAACACACTTATGGGTACAGAGAAAGGAATCGGCACACGCTCACGAAGGGTAAGTGATGCAATGTGGAAAAACAAGATTGAACCAGCGGTCAATAATTCTCCTAAAATTGTTTCAAAAGAAGAACTTTTCTCTCCTATTGAAAAGCTTATTTCAGAGACTGCAGAGCCCGGCCGAAGGCAGGCATTCATGGATGCATACGATGCGATTAAAGAAGAATTTAAGGCAAGCCCTGAACTCATTTCACTTTCTGATGCGCAGAAACTCAAGAGCGCTCTTGATGAATTTACTCCAGCAAAAGCATTCCGAGGACAGGATATTGCGAGTGCTTATACCCAACTTCGTAACGAAATGGCGGATGGAATACGACAGATTACTTATGATACTTTGGATGACGTGAATATCAAGAAGGCATATATCGATTATGGAAATCTCAAGGAACTTGAGAAGATTGGTGTCAACGCTATATCATCGGCTGGAACAAAGGGTGGTTCAGGACAGCTTGTTCAAATGCTTTGGAATAAGGCAACAATTCCAATGAAGACCATTTCAGGACAGGTACTTTACCGTGTTGGAAATGTATTTGAATTTATCGGAGAAAAGGGAATAAAAACTTTCGGGGAGTTTCTCAAGAAACAAGGATATGAGAAACCTGGAGCGGGAGTCTTTCAAATGATCAAAAACACCCCCAACAAAGAGGGTGGATTTCTTGGTTTCGGTAAAGATAAGAATCTTTCAAATAAGTCATCTGGACTAAAAAACTACGGAAAATTTACCCCGCCAGAGACAATGACAAGGAATAAATCTGCCGGCCTTGATGATTGGGGTGGTAAGACTGTCTTTGCAGAACCTTATAAAGGTAAACCAAAGCGAACAAAGAAAGCCTAGTGTTTAATTGACCACCATATTTCCTGCGATAATTCAATCAAAAAATTGACTACGCAGACCGCAATTACTGTGATAATAATTACTTTTATCATATAACCTCTTCGAGCTTGTCCATTATCGCACTATATATCTCTCCTTCCTCGATTTTCATATTACCAGTCTTTGTCTTTAAAATGCCAAAAATTGAAGAAATGGTCGATTTTTGAGCCTCTATAATGACTTCAGAGGCAAGGAATTCGCGGAGCTTAGTAAGTGACTCATCCCTTTTCTCTTCTGGAATGTCATACATTCCATTTACAATCTTTGCAATTCCCTTCTCATCCTTATTCGAAAATTCTTTAAGAATCTCCTCTCGCTTCACGCCGATTGAATCGACGTGTGGGTTTATGATCTTGATGAATGCGTTTCTCTGACGAATTTCTTCACCGTGAAGTGGAACATCGAGCATACTATACACCCTATTCAATTGACCCAAACTCCAACTCATCTTAATTACTTTTTTTGCTGCCATTTGTTTTTAATTATTAATTTCTAATTTTGAGGTGAACTTAAGGTATGGCTGGATCTCGTAGGGCGCAATTCCCTTAGCTTCTTCCTCCTTCTTTGCAGATTTGAGATCTGTCTCCTTCGCCTGAGTCTCAATGGAATAAGTGTACTTTCTCTTTTGAACGACCGAGAATTTTCCGAAATCTGTCTCAATTTCATGATCTGTTGGGTTAAGCTCATCAACGATACTAATAATCTCAGGCTTCAGTACATCAGCTTCTGCTTCGAGTGCTGCAATCTGTGCCTTAATGTCTGCATACTTCGCTATTTTTGCTTGTGTATCCATAGTTATAATTTTACTATTACTTTATCTTCTAATAATTTAGGCTTACGATTGTTGAGCCAATCGTATACACCAACAATTTGTTTGAATGCTTTAAATGCTTGTGGAATATTTGGTATATTATAAAGCTTGAACTTATCACTACTCTTGCTCAAATGTTCTATTCTACATTTTGATATTTTAAGTCCCGACATATCCTCAAAGAATTTCTTGTATGCTGAAACCTGCAATGCGTAGTCATCTTTCACGGCGTTACTTGTCTTATGGTCCCACAGTTCAAGTTCGGGGAAACCCGGCATTGAAAGGTTGACCATAAGGAGATCAAGGGTTCCAGCACAGTTGAATTTATCTGAACCCACAAGAAGCTCTGATGCTACAGGAAACACTTCGTATTTCTTGAATGCATTCTCGGCGCTCCTGCAAGCTGCATATACTCGATAATCTGAACCTTCAGGAACCAGATTCTTAATATCTTCTGGTGCGGTCCATGTATCCATCCATATATTAAGGTATGTCTCAATGACATTATGTGCTTTTGTACCAATGTCCCCAGCGTCATCACGAGCCTGTGTATAGGCGATCATGGTACCCTGTAAGAATTCCTCACGATTTGTTGGATTGAGCCTCTGCCACCTGTTTTCTTGCTCCATCCATTCAAAACCCTTCTTGATAGACCACTTGATTAGGTGAGGCTTATCTATAATGAGTTTTGTGGTTACAGAGTCAACAAGTTTACCGCTTGGCAACCTATAGTGATGACCGAATTCGTCATGTGCTGCTGAAATCTTACCCGCCACTTTTTCTTTGATAGTCTTCTTTATATTCTCTATATACTCAACCTCATATGGGGTGAGACTTCGCATGGGGTTATTTCTTAGCTTCTACCTCTACCTTCTCAGCTTTCGCTCTTTCGACAAGCGCATCGTAGTTTGCGAAGAACTGAATTTCCTTGACGGTATCATACGCCTTCTCTGTAGGCTCGAGATCTCCATTCAAGTATCCCATTTCGACGAGAACCTGAACCTTTTCATCTGTGAACTTCTTGTAAAAATTGCTGAGTTTTTTCATTGTTGTTTTTGTTTTTAATGTATTAATAGCATAAGTTATATTGAGTGATGGAAAACCAAAGTCAATACCATATAGACTGTCACTTACAAGCTCAAGATCCTCTTCTCGGAAAGACCAACGATGTTCCAAGCAATCACATGTGGCTCCCCTACTTCCATTTTGAGTAAGATAGTATCCAGGAAATGAGAAATCTACACATTCTATTCTCAATATTTCTCCCACACGATAATGGCATCTTCCAATTGTATCTGAGCTTGAAGCATTCAGACTCAATATCCTTACTTTGTCTCCTTTTTTAAATTTCATCGTTTTATTTTGCTACGTGTCTAATTCTTACCTCAATGCTCTTCGCAGGATTTACTTTTCCTGTATCGACAAACTCTTTGAGTCTGAATGCTACCATGTCTCCCGGTTCAGCTGACTTAAGCTGTTGGATATTCATCTTATGTGTTGTGTTCTTGAGAGCGACGTTTACATTCTCACCGTCTGCTTTTCGAACGACATAAATGGTCTGCATTCCAAACTTACCATCCTTTTCATAAGACTCTACGAACTCTCCTCCTACTGAATCACCGACCTTTTCGAACGCAAACCAATTTGATTCAGGTTTAGTTGAATCGTCATTGAACATATCTGCTACTGGATCCATATAATTATTTTGCATTTTTACTAAAATGCTAAAAACTAATTAATAATCCCGATACACCGTAAGACGACACTTATGATGTTTGGGGAGATGAACTCGTGTATCTATATAAGTAAATTTTTAATCGTCTAGCAGACGATGAAATTCACTTATGCTAAATTAACAAGTGCAGCTCTCCGAACATGATTTTCGCAGAACACTTCATAGAGTGCTTTGTGCTTTTTGAGCACTCTATTTATGTTTGCTCTGTCTATATTAAAAACGCGTGCAATATCAGCGTGTGATAAATCATGGAGCATACACACGAACATGAGTTCGAGGCGTAGATCCTTGATATATTTTTTATCCACAGGTGACGTTGTAGCCATGTAAGAAGTATATGCTATAATATATTTATAGTCAACAAATTGTTGTGGATAACTTAAACATAAAATTCAGCGAATCAAGGATGCACTATGTATGGAATGGTGAGAAATTTCTTGGTGCAGTAGCTTTATCAAAAACTGGCATACCGATAGTCCTTAACGAAGCAGAGGTTGACATTAATAATATCATACCGGCACGAGAAAGATATGCCCCATCCATCCATGAACTCACTCAAACATACAATTGCAAAGAGTGGAAGGACGACATGGAGGAAATGATTTGTGAAGCCAAGAGAGAAATTGAAAACCTTAGAAATATGAAGCCAGGACTAGAGAGAGAAGCGCAAGACCGGTACCGAAATTATAACGATCAGGAGGTTGATAAGATGGTAGAGTGGGCGTGGGTTGACTATCAAATAAGTTATCAACAGGAGAAAATATTAAGGTTAAACAAATTGTTGTATAATGCAAAGCAAGTCATCGGCAAGGATAAAGAAAGGGATTTTAAAATACTGATTGAGCGAGCAAAGCAAGTCCCAATATCCGACCTCCTCGACATTCCTTACTCTCAATTTATACAGTGTATCTTTCACAAAGAAAAAACAGCGTCTATGAAATATAATAAAAAAACAAATACGGTTCACTGCTTCGGAGCTTGCGGTACAACACATGATTCTATTGATGTCGTACGACAACTACATGGCTGTGATTTTAAGACAGCATTGCAAATTTTAAATCACTGATATGAACGAGAAAAAACCCCGCACATTAGAAGAATTGAACGCTCTCTATAAAAAGACTTTCTACTTGGAAGATAATGCGATACTTCCACTCCTTGTTTCCCTTATTGTCGGAAGCCGATTAAACTCACCGCCGGTATGGATATATGTTGTTGGTCCGTCATCAGGAGGAAAGACAGTACTCCTTTCTATATTTAGCAAGGTACAATTCGTCCACCAAATATCTGACCTCACAGCAAACACATTCCTTTCAGGAATGGGAGGAGCCGGAGATCGAGAGCCATCACTCTTGAGGAGACTTGGAAATAACTTCGTAATCGTTATGAAGGATTTTACGACTATACTTTCGAAGTCTCCTGAAACACAGGAAGCAATCATTGCTCAGATGAGAGAAATTTACGATGGACACATGAGAAAAGAGACAGGGGTCGGAAAGACAATTGAATGGGGAAGCAAGGAGAAGCCGAATAAGGCAACCTTCGTTATGGCTTCAACGGAAGCAATCTATAAGGTTCAGGAAAAATTTGCAGACATGGGAACGAGAGCAGTCAACTATGTCATGCTTCCTCAAGACCGAAAGAAGACTGCAAAGGCAGCGATGAAGAAGAACCTCACCATGCAGAAAGAGATGGACGAAATACAAAACGCCATCAGTGAGTTCATCATGGACAAAGTGAATAATGTGCCTGAGACGATGCCCGATCTCGGTGAAGACCTTGAGGATGAAATTATTGATATCTCGGACTTCTCTGCAATGTGCCGTTCAGTAGTACTTCGAGATTACCGTGGGGAAAAGAATCTCGCCCTCTCTGCAGAGTTTCCAATGCGTATGGCAAAGCAACTCCTTTCTGCTGGTCAATTTATGAAGTACTGCAACAATGGCGTACTCACTCCTGAATATAGAAATGCAATTTTTAAGATTGGACTCGATAGCATACCAAAACAGCGACGACTTATCCTTGACGTTGTAGCACGCCACCCAAAGGTGAATGTGGTCGGTGTATCTCAGGAAATCAACTACCCCCCAGCACTTGTTCGAGGATGGATGGAGGACCTCAATATGTTCGGTGTGCTCACCGTATCAAGGTATAAGAACAAGGAATATTGGTCAATGAAAGAAGAGTACAGGGTCATCATGCAGAAATACCTCGGCGTAATCACCTCAGAAGACGACCTTGAGGGTGACGAGGAATCATCGACGTGGAGTGATGGACGGGATGTGGACAGCAGTTGGACCGCCACCGAAGCCAATAAGGTCGCGGCAAATGCAGCTACAGCAGCGTTTAATGATTTCTAAATATGGAGTTATACGAATACCAAAAACAAGCGGTTCGGGAAGCAAAGGACAGATGGCTCCTTAATCTCGATGTGGGGCTCGGTAAGAGCGCCGTAACACTTACACTTGCAAACATGAAGGCCCGCAGTGTGCTTATCATAACCACGAAGTCATTGAAACGGAACTGGGAGAATGAAAAGAAGATGTGGCTCAAGAATCCACTCGGTGTAAAGATTATGAGTAAGGAGGAATTTAGAAGGGACTGGGACGACCTTGATGGATATGATGCCGTGATCTTTGATGAGTTCCACTTCTTCGGCTCATATACATCAAAGATGCACAAGGCAGCAAAGGCATACCTTAATAAATGGAACCCAAAGTTTATCTGGGGAGCTACGGCAACCCCCGAGCTCTCAAGTGTGATGAGTGTCTGGTGCCTTTCACTTCTTCTTGGACGACCACTCGGCTCATTCGGCTCATTTCAAGCAAAATACTTTCACAAGGTATATATGAATGGGCGGTTTGTTCCAATGCAGAAGAAGGGTATCGAGAAAGAGATAGCCCTTGATATAAGAAAGATAGGCACGGTTATGAGTAAAGAAGAGTGTCTTGATCTCCCAGACACGGTTCATGAGTTCGAGTGGTTTGATCTCACCGCAGAACAAAAGAAGGCGATTAAGAAGCTTGATGAAGATCCGACAACCATCTTGCCGATTGTTATGAATACCAAGATACTACAAATCTGTGGAGGAACTCTCAAACAACCTGATGAATCATATCTCGAGATAAAGGGAGAGAAGCTTGCTAGATTACTGGAACTTGTCGAACAGTTTCCGAAATGTGTCGTTGTCTGCAGGCAAAGGGCAGAAATAGAGCTTATACATTCGAAGATAAAAAATAGCTATGTCTACAATGGGGATACTGATGTGAATGAGCGTGATGAGATTATAAGGAAAGTGAATGCCGGCGAGGGGACAATGATAGCTCAAGCGGACATGCTGATTGGATTCAACCTTGTTGGTATATCACTCATGATCTTCTATAGCCACTCATACGATTACGTGAAATATTATCAGAGTCTTGGTCGCATACACCGCATTGGACAGAAGAATAACTGCACCTACATACACATGATTGTTAAGGGTACAATCGATGAGGAGGTGTGGAAATGTCTCGAGAGAAAGGAAGGATTCGATATAGCATTGTATAATAGAGAAAAAAAATGAAAAATATATTTATAAAATTAATAAGGAAATTCTTTTTACCAGCCCCAGCCCCAGCACCAGAGCCTTTAAAGGTTGTTCAAGAACCAATTCCACCGAAAGTTAGGGTGAAAGTGAAATATCGTACATTTGTTCCAAAAGTAAAGAAATATAAAAGACAACGTGATAGATGTCCTGTTGAAGACAAGATTTGTAGGAGTGAACAGAATGCAAAAGCACGAGCTAGTGCAGGGGGCGTTGATGTGCAATTAAGAGCGTATAAATGTCAGTTCTGTCCATCTTGGCACCTCACACACAAGAAGAATAAGTTAACATTTCACTAAAAAGAACAGTGATCTTTCGAAGAACACTTTTGGATTTTATTCATCAAAGAAAAAAACTATTTCTTCTTAGAAGCAGGTTTCTTGACGGCCTTCTTGATCTTAAGACCTGTCTTTACTCCCTTAATTGTCTTTGCAAGTTTTGACATGGCTTATATTATAACATAAAAAATGGTATAATTGAAGCTCAATGACAGAGCGTAGCCTTTATCCATTATTTTCACACTACATAAGAGACTTCTGGACACAAGGCAGTGCGGTATTTGAGCTCAAAATATGCAAAGGCACACGACTTAACCTCAAAGAACTCAAGGAGCATCAGGAGCGGGCCCTTTCGATGGCATCCGAAAATTCGATATACTATAAGATAAGCGACCAATCGCAGGGCCAGAAGCCCTTTGACTGCTTCTTTCTCCAAAGGATTCCAGCTTATGTTGTCATCTGTTTTTATACAAAGGGATTCTATCCAGCCTACTTCATCGATATCTTCGAATGGCGCAAATTTAAGGCTCATGGAGCAAAATCGATCACAGAAGAAGAGTGCAAGCAAATATGTACATCTTGGGGAATGTTAACGCAAAATCGGCGTGAGCCGATTGCGATCTCCTAAGGAGGATGAAAAAGTATTAAAATATTGTCAGGCCGATAGAAGACTTGAACGATAACCCCAGTCGAAACCAGGATGTCGTTAAGGACATTATATTATGTCCTTTTCTTTTTGTCCTTTAAAACTGTGGATATCTTACCCTCCTCGTGCATTATTCCAAAACAATTAAATACTATGGCTGAAATATGGTCCTCTTCTTTCTCAACATTCCCGCCCTCGTATTTGTTCTCAAGATATTTCTGTACATGGCGGACAAGTGATGCCTCATACGATTCGATTGGGATTCCCTTTTTGAAGTTTCCAGAACCGTATTTGCTCTTCTTACCGGTCATATACCTTGCGTACCTCTTGAATGCTCTCCATGAGATTGTCTCAATATAGTCTTCTTTGTCTGTTTGGGTGTCTCTTATAGCACCTGTTTTAAATTTTGTTATTTTCATATATTTAATGTTTCAACATAGATACCGTGTGTCTCCCACGGTCCCTTCTTATTGTTTGATATCACCCTGAATATCTGGTATTTATTCTTAAAATACATCTTGTAAATTTGGGTTTCTGTAAGACCAACAAACAAAGTAACCGGGGTGAATCCAAGATCACCCTTCCATAGTCCGTATGAATTGAGCCAGTCCATAAGAAGCCCCTTCATTCCAGGATTCAATTTACTATAAAATATTATCTTATACCCCATCGTAGCGAGTTCCTGAATACGAGCAAGGTAACTATCTTGGATTGGATTCAATCGCATGTCTTTGAGATAGGTTTCGCTTTTAGGGTCGAGAGTATCTCTCATCATAGAATCGATGTCAATCAACACAAATTCCCGCGGCGGTTGTTCCATAAGCTTGTGTCTCATTGCCATTGCATTGATAACATCGAAACCAAGTGAATCGTTGCCCAATTTCCATGCATCGTGGAAAATGCAGAAGTTAAGTTTTGGACGAAGCGGCACTTCCTCGAATGGAACTTCGCAAACATCAGCAACACTCTTCCATAGCTCTCTGCTCTTATTATCAAGATTAACTCCGTCGATCACGACAGAATATCCATCTCGCAGAAGTCTGATGGCGACATCGGTGGTAACACCGATGGAGTGTCTCTGCTTGAAGGCATTTTCTGTTTGGAAATAAAGCATACCGGTAATAAGATCGGGATGAACTCTTACACATTTCTTATTCTGTGCGCAGATCTCAGCGGCCTTTGTGGTCTTACCTGAACATGGAAGACCTGATAACATAAAAAGTTTTTTCATATAAATGTTTTTATTCTAGTAAAAGCAAGTCTGCCGTGAAAGCAGAAAAGGCACTTATCTGGTGACTTCTTGGTGGGTAGATATTTATTACCACACTTGCACTCCTTTATTTGTACATTCCTACCGGAATCACGTACATTCTTGGGACTCATATATAAATTCTACCATAAAGAAATGACTGTGGGCCTTGGGCTTATCCACAGTCATTATTGTAAGTATCAGCACTGTGGCTGATAGGTGAAGTAAGATGACACTCGGTGCGGGCCGTGGACCACCATTCCACGTTCCGTTGCCACCGAGTGCTTGGGGGTAGCTTTGCGACCAATGCGTTTATGTCCCCAAAAGTTTTTACGAGCCAAGTATTGTTTAATCTTCATACAATAATTGGGCAGGTTAGCGTTTTACCGCGTTGAGAATCCATAAGGAAGAAGAGTTGCCGGGGCTTCTCAAAGTCTGCCTTGATTGACAGCGCATAAGCATTGTAGCCGATGAGCGAGCCATTGAGGACGAAGTTTCCTCCGTCTTTGGCACTGTGCCAATGACCAAAGCAGTCAAGATCAGCCACGCGTCCCTTGTTCCATTGTGAGATGGACTTGAAAGCGGGAATGAAGATGCCTCCTACTCCGCCCTGATACTTCGTACCGTGTCCATGATGGAAACGGAGTGTTTTGTCATAGACCTTAACGTAGGTGTGATAGCCTTCAGGAAGGATGAAATGCACCCTCTTATTACCCCGAAAATGGTTTGTAAGGGCGTAATAGATGAACAGTTCAAGCGAGTTGCCTTGTTCTGTTGAAACCCTTGTCTGCGCAGTAATGCGACTGTGATTCCCTACAGAGCAGGGAACCTCAATGTCGCAATCGGTATGCTCCAAGAGATATTGAATCCCAGAAGCAAGCCAGTTCTGCGCCAGAATTGCGGCTTCAACAGGAGGAAGCTCACATGTCTCCAACAATTCTTCGTGGATGTTGCCAGAGATGAAATCACCTCCGAGCCACAGTACGATGTTCTTGATGGGGATGTCCCGCTTGTAAATGTGAATCATGCGGGCAGTTGTACGCCAAAACTTTTGAGCGCGCTGCTCCGCAATTTCCAAGTTGTACTCATTCAAACCAGAGACTGTGCCTGAAACGACACGTTCTTCGATATGCCAGTCGGAGCAGAGAACCACCGCAGTAGCTTCTGATTTACCCGACGAGGGCATTGGTATGATACGTTCTACACGCTTAACTCCGAATTGAATCGAAGCGTCGCGCTCGCGTTCTAGCCTGCGGATGAGTCGGAACAATTGCTTGTTCTTTCCCTCCGAGACTTGGAGAAGCTCTCGCAAATTTGCAAGCGCAATCTCACTGTCGATTTTTTTCATGTTTAAGAGCCTTTCAGTTCTTAATTATACTCCTGTGGAAAAGTAATGTATACGGAGTTATCAACACATTGGGTCAAACTCAATGAACTCGCATCCAAGTTTTTTTAAGTCAACTAGGGAGGTATTATTTCCAATATTATCAAATTCAACACGGTATTTTCTACAACATTTATTACAGTATTCAATCGTACCCTCCTGACCTTTATAGCACCCAGAGATACAAATAACTCTTTTACCAACTTTAGGTTTTTTCATATTTAAATTATATAAAATTAAGACGGCTATTGCTAGTCGTCTTGTGTCACTCTATCGGAAAAATCCTTAGAGCGTTTGTGAAGTTGTACGTTATGTAACAGTCCTCACTACAATACCATCTCCAAGCGATGTATTTAGCATCGAGTAGAGATAGTCGCTTACCGCATGAACATTTAAAGGGATATATCATTCAAAACTCCTTTTGACTTTGTAGAGTCTCTTCTTGCTTTTGCCCCACCAATAGCAGTAGACAAGATTCTTTGCTTCTTCAGCGTAGAGAACGAGACTCACTTGTTTGTATGTATGCCGAGGTAGTTTAAGAGGCCTCACAATGAGTGGGGTCTTAAACATCGGCGGTTTAGGAATCTTTTTCAATCCCTCCTCCCTGTTGTTCCAAGTCTGCATATTCTCCTCCTTGTCCCTCGCGGAACTTTTTGAGATGAAATGGTTTAGGGGCTGTGTCTGACCTAAAGCACGACCAGTCACAGTATGACTGGCTGTACATAATCAGATGATTTGCACCGAGGACTTTTGCACAATGTCTGCATCGTTTCATAGAACTCCTTTGGTTGATTGTTCAGGGACAGGGAGGGAGTGACAAACTGCGTTACGGTTTGTCTTCCACAGGTTTTGACGCTGTTGAACGCTCTCCCCCTCCATATCTCCGAACTGTTTGGGGGCAAAGTAGTCGGTACTGTTTTCTAATTAGTTATCCGATACAGGAAGACCTTTCGATGAGCTGTATCACCCCAATACCGACATTTCTACCTCCAAACATTCTCATTCACGGACTGGAGGGGAAGCAGGTATGACCCACGCGTTACAGTTCCCATTCGTCAACGGGGCTGTAGTTTTGTTCTCTTAAACTATTCCCCCTCCAATCAATGAATCACTCACAGGCTCTGTGTTGGATAACGGGAGGTAACGAAACGCTCTTTCGAGGAGCACCCCTATTGATTATTACGGGCATTCCCACTATCCAACATAGAACCTATGAATATAATCCCGCACCACGCCCTCCACAAAAAAGTGAAAGGCTCAACAATGTGACTCTGTCTTTCAACAGAGAGCGTGATGAAGGATTGTGTTGTCAAAAAACTTTATACTTCTTAAACCTCGCTACGCAAGATTTGCAATACCAATATGAGATTCTTTTCTTTTTTCTCAGATACAAACAAGGATTTTTTCCCGTTTTGTGCATTTCTTCATACACTTTATATCTGTAATAGTTCTTCATATATTTTACATTATATTACTTTTGTTTGAAAGGGGTTTTTCCACAGAACTGCCAAATGTTAAATCCATGAGTTCCTCTCTATATGGCTGACACGGACAATCAAGATTAACAACTCCAGTACAGATACACACTTCTTTTATTTTTTGCAATAGTTCTTCCATACTTATTTATTATTCTTGATAATGTTTATATATCTCTATCTGAACTTTCTTCCTTCATTTCTTCTAGCCATTTTTTCTTCTCTTCTGCGAGGGTTTGATGGAATAGAGCTTTAATTTTTTCCTTATCATAAAAACATTCTCCTAAAACCATGTTCTTTATTGCCTTTTCAGTGCAAAAGCATGATTCATCTATCTTCTTTTCCCACCCTTTCTTCTCCTCTACGATGGGGGAGGATTCAATTTCAAATATCTCCATATAATGTTTTCCTCCGAAAGATGTTTGAAACGATTTTATTCCATGCTTACATTTCTTCTCTTGTGACATATGGTTATTTATTAATTTACGAATCCACACAATTTACACTTTGCACCCTTTGGCATACTTCCGTCTTTAGGGAGTCCTAATTCTCTCAATGACCATTCAAATGAATGATATCCAATAAAACAAAGTATTTTTCTTAGTAGCTTTTTCAACATATATATTTACTCTTTAGTGATTAAATCTTGCTTTGCTCCCTTTATGACAATGAGAATCGCTACCACAAACGTAATCCATCCATAGATGATACATGTCCACCCGAGCCATTTGAAATCACCTAAATGAAGTATAAGTTCACCCAAGATGAAGTAAAGAATCGCCTGTGTCTCGTATACGTTTGCTTTTATTATTAAGTCTTTCATAATCATTATCTCATTACTTTAATAAATTGTTCTCTTAGGGTTTATTGTACACTTTGTGGCAGGGTTGAATGTAGAGTACCAACTTGAAACAAAGCATAATTTGGACACTTTGGGTCTTTACAATAATTTAATATAATCTGTCCTCCTGGCACCAAAAGTAAATACTCTCTTAATTTTTCTCCGCACTGTACACAAGCAACTATTATTATTTTTTCTTCTTTCATTATATGTTATATAATTTATCTATTAATCTTGAATAAACTCTTGTACCATAACTATTTTTAATTTTATTAAATGCTTCTTCTACATTTGAACCTTCTCTAAAATGTCGTTCAAGCATTATCATTGCTCTTTTTGTTTCATTTTCTATAAACTGTTGCTCCTCGAGAAATCTCATATGATTACTTGTTAATTTTAAGGGAGGCACTGCTTCTGTTTGTTCTTGGGGCATTTATTTTCTTTTAAGTGAATAATGGGTGTTGTCAGAACTCCTAATCATTTCGTAGCCTGTGTCATTTAGTGCTTCTCTGACGAAGTTGGGAACAATCCACCAAGAACAACTGAACCTACCCTCGCCATTTTTTATTATTTTGTCTTTAACTCTTTCATATTCTTTTGTTGCACATTTCTTACAGAAATAATCTGGGTCATACGGTTCAGGGTCTCCTGGGTCAGCACAACCATATATTGTCCCGTTATCTGCCATATAACCGCAGTATTTATTACACATACAGCATCTTGGCTTATAATCTTTCATGTTATATATTGCTATTTAATTAACTCTTTGGGATAAAAACCATCGTATATTTCCATGTATTTTTTCATCCCCTTTTGCCATTCTTTTTCAGAACAACCATTAACCATTTTTGATGCAAGTTTGATGTGGAACTCAGAAGCTGACTTCTGGGTCTTGTGCTGTTTTATCGCAATCCACTCAGTTTTTTTAGATAGTGGCTCGTCGCCATAAACAATTTTCATTGCATGACCTCCATTTAATGCTTCAACAAAACAAACAGCGGTTTCTCTCCACTTATCGTTAAATATTGTTGATATACACAGTACTGGTAGTGAAAATGATGTTGGTGCATATTGTGATTGTAGATTCATATATTTGAATTAATTAATAACCTCACAAACCCTGTAATACCTACTGCCATGAGAGAGAAAGAGCCAAATGCTATTACTTTAAGGCTGGGCATTTTTGTTTTTTCTTTTACGCATACACTCCTTTTGATCACAGTATGTCCACGCTGGGATAATCTCTTTCCTGCATGCTTTACACCGATTTGTCTTTGCAAGTTGCGAGAGACGATGGCTCAATTTAATATTTTCCATACGTTCCCTTGCTTCGCTGATAAATGAATCTCGCCCAGTCGGGGGACCTTCCAAAGAATTTTCCTATCTGTTTGAACGTCATACCCTTATTCCTTAACACCACAACACTTGCTGTTTTATCATCACGCTCCTTCATCCTTTTTTCCATTCTTAACCTAGAGGTCTGACGTTTACGATCTGTTGGACTATGACCATCACACCATCTCCATGAAGGCACTCTGACTGGTTTTTTGCAGTATTCGCAACGTGATGTCATAACTATTTTGCGAGGAGAGCCTCGATTTTCTCTTTAGCTGCCGGTCCCGTAGCACCCATGATATCTCTAAATTGCCATTCAACCGCTTGTTCTGATAGCGATGTAAATGGATCCGTGACGGTCCCAATATCAACCTTACCTCCACCCACCTCTGTATACTGTGGATATTTACAATGCGGATAACCATTGATATCTATAACCTCACCACCAAGAATCTCACATATCGCAGACTTCTTTTCAAACGCCCGCAAACTCTTCATCTCCTTTTCTTCTTCTTCTGTAAGGATTCTCTCACGAGCCTTTTCTGTCGGTGTGAGCGGTGTTGGTCTTCCTTTCTTACTTTCGAGATAACCCGGAAACTCTCTTTTGATCGTCTGCTGAATACAATAGCGAAGAGCCTCTGAAGGATTGAAAAAATCCCTTTCATCAACCAACTTCATTAGTCCTTCATAATGCCCATGCGAAACATTTGCTACAATCTTTCTCATTTTTTCTTTTCTCATATTTTTTTAATTGCGAAGTTAATAATAGCTTAATGGTAACATACGATGTCTATAACACAATCATAAAGGTGTGGATAACAATCGTGATTGATTACAACCCCGATTTTCATTTGTGTAGGATTTACCGGAAACCAAACTACTTTTTGAATCGATTTTCATTTGTGTAGGATTTACCTGACTTCAAACTACTTTGTAATCCATGCGGGTTGGGGGATAACGAAAAAACCGCACAGTGCTAGTTGCTGTACGGCTTTTTGCTTTTCACCGCTTATGCGGTCTTTTGCTTTTTGCCTTTTTCTTTCTCCTCAATTACGTCCCACTCTCCGCGGTTCTTCACAAGGTACACATGCTGTATCAAGTCCTCAAAGTATAATGCGGGTATATCGTTCTCTCGTGGTATAACGCGGATATAGGCTAGTAAATGCCCTTGCTCGTTGGTTATATTGATATCTAGGAATTCATTACCGCCTTGCCCCTTGCTTGCTCGCTCACTCGTCGATGTTGCGTATAGTTTCAATTGATTTGTTATTAAGTTTTTAATGTACTCCACCAACTAGCATAGCGGTGTAGAGGCTTGCAAGCCCCACAGTTCACATATTTGTGACTCATAAGTCACAAATATGTGAACAAGGGAATAACAAACAATTTAATTATTAAACGATAACTCGCGTACATTATCCTTAGCGAGTAGTAAACGGCAATGTGCCTTTTGTTTGCGCAACTTTGCGTCCTGTTCTGCCTTGCCTGCCTCAATTGACTCAATCATCGCCCCATGAAGCTCGTTGATAGCGTCTGCTACCTCTTTTTTGGTTGGGTTCATGGTGTTATTCCTCTCTAAGAGTTAACTCTCGCTCAATCTCCATGAGTTCGTAAAGGTTTCTGATTCCTTTCTCGCTCATATTTGCCTCTAATAGGTCAAGGTAATGCTCGCGTTCCTCTACTAAGGCGTCATCGGTGTATGAGCAATAGTCTTGCCTTGTTAATGTGTGTATGTGTGGTTTTGTTTTCATGGTTATATTAAGTTAATATGACAATCGGTCATGCGATTAAAATGCTCCTCGCAATACTCCCCGTCTTCTGGCTGTAGCTCTCTACAGTCGCCGTATACGCATAACAATGCGTCTTTTTCGTTTTGTGTTTGGGACATGGTTTTTAGATTACATTCTTCTGATAATTTGTAAGTACTGCCATAAGTTCTTTTGCGTTGCTGAAAGATTCAAGATTGACGGCATGCTTCAATTGCCCTGCTTGCTTCGTTGTGCCGTTATAGAATCGCTCCCCGATGAGCTTAAAGCCCTTTGTGGTGATTCCATCATTGCGATTGACTGGCAAACGCATGACTGCCTCCCGATTGTCCATTGACTTGATAAGAAATGTTTGTGTTTTCATGGTTATATTGTTATGGATTTTAATATATAGAACGTCTCAATTTGGTGTAATACCGCACTGATAGCCTCTATCCTTGTGGGTGCAAACTCTACTATCTGAATGCCCTTGTGATTGTATGAGGCTTTATAGCCTTTGACTTTTGAGAACTCTATTGTAATGGGTGTTATTTGCATGGTTATTTGATTTCTACAATTCTGATTGATATGCCCCTGCCATAACTATCTACACTGTTATAAACTTTCCCAATCTCTACATCGGTAATATCTTGCCACCCCAGTATTCCATAACCTATACCAATCGCTTTCAATGCTTCGCCTTTACTGTCAAACGTATAGTCTTTATCTTGAGTTCTCATTGCTTTCCATTCTTTTTTAGTATTTTCTTTGCCACAGCTTTTACATGTGTCTGGAAAAGTTAGCAATAGTTCTGCTTTGTATTTTGTTTCCATAATTATTTGTTTAGTAGATATTTATAAAGTCTATTTGCAACCTGCTTGCTTCGGCACATTTGCCCTCTCTTGGTAGTAGATAGCCTTGAGTCCTCATATACAAGCTCTGTAACACCATAAATTACGCCTCCGCCTATACCCGTACCCTTTGATAGTTCCACTATCCTATCGCCATCAATCTCATACTTTAATATTTCTGGCGTCATAAAGTTAGGTGCTATTTTCTTATATTCCTTTTCAATGTTTTTCATATTTATTTTAAGATTAAGATTCCTATAATGATGATTAATAATGCCTTGAACATTTCCCCGAGAAACTTCGACCGCACTTGATGAGGCAATTCGCCACGCTTGTATATATCGCTGTGCATGGTTATTCTTGTCCCTTGTTAGCTACTGTTAACCTCAATGCCTTCTCTAGGGCGTCTATCTCAAAGTCTGCTAGATAGTGATAACCCGTTACTACATCTGATTGAATTTTCTCGCCAGTAACAATATCTCTATCTAGTGTCGCAAACGATCTGCTTAACAATTCCCTGAATGACTTTACATTTTCCATAATGTTTATATTATTATTTTTTAATTCCAACATGAGGCACTTGCGTACCAGTCCTGCGTTCCACGATTCTCATAAATCCAGTATGCCATTGCTTCGTTACCTTTTTCAGTGGTGATATCGTAACCTAGCTCTGTGGCTTTCTTAAACCAGACTGTGTTTATCTGATACTTTCCGATGTCCACAGTCTTATTTGTGTTTGAACGCATGACTACTTGACCCGTAGAAGCTTCAATGTGCTTTGCTCCTGATTCACACTTTGCTATACGCTCCATAACGGGTGCTGATTTGCGTACTTCCTTTATGACCTCTGTAGGCACTAGGATATTTGCATGAGTGGTGCTTGCTTGTGTCGTAGCTTGACCTGCCTTAAATGAGCCGTAAAACATTCCGATAAAGAGAGCAACTAACCCCGATACCGCAAGTACTTTATCCATGAACCTATTAAAGTTAAATCGCTTTGCTTGCAACCATGAAGCATGAGGATAAACTTCGCACATTTTCTTCCCCCAATAACTCCAAACAAATTTTATATTCCAATCCTTTTTCATAATATTTATGATGATGTTGTCAATAGTAGCTATTGACGATTAGGTTATAATGTTGTGAATATGAGTGTTGATTTTTGAGAAAACAGACTTTACAGATTAAGCGAAGTGTGTCGCTATTTCTGAAACCTGTTTTCTCACGATAATCATACAACTCAAAATGGTTTTTGCCTTTGATGTCAAAAAACACGAATATGGACCCAGTTGTTTTCTCCATACTTCATATTGGTGCTTGGACCAGAAATTTCCTTGTTAAACTTAGAAAATATCAGGAAAGACACGGTATAGACTGGCGTTATATCGGTTGGGTGCTTGAATTTCAACAAAACGGATTTCCCCATATTCACATACTCATGGCTGGCGACTGGCTTGGAAATATCAAGGAGATAGCTGCCCTATGGCCCTACTCTGAACCGGAGGGCGTTGATTATATGAACCGGGCTAAGCTCAAGAAAAAGCTTCGCTTGAAAGACGTGGACCCGCTCAGAGTCGCTAATTACATCGCCGGCTATGTCTCACAAGGTGCGGCGGCAGTAGTAAAACAGGGGGATAAGATAGGCAAGGGGAGAAACCCTAAAACATGGCAAGGCGAACCGGCCATACATCGAGGTTATGCTTGGCTTGCATACTTCGGGGGTAGGATATTCAACCTTGCCCATGAAAAACGATCACAGGGGGGTTTATGACGATCTCAGCGGGCAAAGTACATGCTCAGTTCCGGAATAAAACTTTCTCCCCTCAAAAGGAACGGGGGAGAAAGGTCTCTGGCTTTTGTC